CCAGCAAATTGGCCGATGCTTGTTTCGCTAACACCGACACCGCCACCACCCCAAGTTACTGCACCACCAGTTGATAGAGCAGATGTTGAGAATGTAAGCATACCAACTTGATATAAGTAGTAAGCTACAGATGGATGAACAACTAGAGTATCTAGTTCATCTCCTCTTGATCCAAGAAGGGATCTTCCTCTTGCAACTGTAGAAGCTGTCAAGAAGTTGTTTTCGTCAGCACCAGAAGCAGCACCTTTACTTATATCAAGTGCGTTTGCACCCAATGGACCGAAAGTAGATCCAAACAAACCATCTAATAAACTAAATAGTCTTGCGGAGTTTAGTTTGTTGATAGCATCTGCAATTTGGTTTCTGATGTGACCCATTGGATCTTCACCAGCAGCCAATACAGCTACGTCATCAACAGCATACGCAAAACCTCTATGACAGATAGTTGCGATCTGTGTATCTGTACCAATCTTCTGTGGTGTCAAATAACCATTGTTA